AGGCAGTATTTTTAACATCTTTTTATATGACATAGCCTCTATGTGAGCAGTGCTTTTGTCAGTGTTTAGTCCGTCATTGCAGTTATAAAAGTATCTCATATAATTAATACTCCGCATTAACTTCAAAGCTAACTAAAATTTTATTGTGTGAGCTACGCTCTGCGGCGTGTCTCAGCTCTGACACAATGTCAATTAAGTTTGTATAACTATCTTCAAATACAACTTTGTGCTTCTCTTTTGGCGTTTTGTGGTCTTTAAACTTACCGCCGACCCACTTGCCGTTTTCAACTTCTACTTCAGTTATCTTTAGTTTTTCAAGGCTCATATACATAAGCTCAGCTCCGTGTTGTTAGTTTGTTAATAATAAAAGCTCAGCTCAAAGCTAAGCTCCATATAAATGGTGGAGTAGGCGGAATTGTCTGTGTTAATCTTCCGCCTGTCTCCGATAGTGTGGCACTATTAAAAGCGACTTATTGCACTATTAAGATTTATATTTGACTATAAATCTCAAAGCGGTCTATTTCTAAACCGCTTTAAGTCTTATAGTTAATAACCTAGCCAGTGATAAACTTTTATAGCTGAATAGGTTTGTTTGTTTCCGCAATTCTTAAAAAAGTCGCTAAGTTCACACTCACAACCATGAGCTTTAATAATACTTAAAGCAACATTTTTTTGAATTGTTACGCCTTCAAGTTCTGTCAAGTCCATTAGTCTCTGAAGCCGTTGACTCTTAGTCTCTCAGCATAACGCTGATTTCTAAAGGCTTCCTGCTCTTCTGCCTCTTCCTGCTTCCACTTGTCAAAATACTTAGCCTTTAACTCAGGCTCTTCAAGTGACTTTAATTGGTTCTGTAGGTCAACCAGTTTATACTCACCAGATTTAATACGCTTTTTAGTTTCAGCTATAGACTCAGACAAAAATATATTTCTATATTTACCTGTAGTCCGTGAATAGTCCCAGTAGTTTTTATCTAGGAAGACCTGACCTGAAGCGGTAATTTTAGCAATCAAAGAACGATAAGATTGAAAAAACCTATTACCGAAATTGTCATAAATTTCGTACTGGTTTGCAACTGGGTTGTAGCTTTTAGGGCTGTGCATTTGTGTAACTTGCATAATATACTCCGTTTGTTTGTTAGTTTATATAAAGTATAACTGAGGGCGGCAAAAAATGCAACCGCCCACAATTTTAATTTGATTGATACTTGAGCTTCCACAATATTAATTTTGTTTCAGGCTCAAGCTCTTTAGCTTGTTTGTGTTGGTCTTCTAATGGTACAATTTCAAGCGGTTCAAGGTCATCAACTTTAATAAGTTTGATATTGTCCCAATAACGCTTGGATTGATACACCCTATAACCAACCCTCTTCAACTGCCTTAGCTAACATCTTAATTTTTTTAGCTCTGTCAGTCTCTTTATTATAAGCCTCAAAATGCTCAGCCTTAGCCTGACTGTCTTTAAACTTAGCCAGTGTAGCCTCAGCCTGAATCTTTTGGACTTTGTGCGGTATTCTCATATTTATAAGACTCCGTTTGTTTGTTATGATTAACTTATGTTAATCTAAAGCTCCGTTAAGAGTGAGCGGTTACTCACTGCCTGAAAATTAATTTTACAATTCTAACCCATAGAAAAAACTTAAACCGAAGCTATAGATTAACACAATTTCAAATTGTACTGGCTAAAAGCAATGACGCTGAAGCACTAGACCGACTCCATAACCTGAAGGCTACCTGTTGCGGTGTCCGACTCGTGGGCTCTATGAGGCTGAGCCTGTCAGAAGCTAGTTAGACTCTAAGCTCAAGGGCTGTCACCCCTGTTAGCACTTGGTAGAAATCTAAAAAACTGAACATAAAAACACTATACACGAAACGGATTTATTGTCTTATGCTATGTTTGCATAACAGGTATGCACGTATTGCATGGCTTATATTGTTATTTGTGGAATTTTGGCAGAATAGCCAATTTAAAGAAATCATATATTATTAAGATTAACATAAATATTAAATACTCTTTTAATAATATAGAAGGGACAGACTCACGCCCAAGACTAGCGGCATATAATATAATTAATAAATAAGGTAAAAATAAATATTTAATAATCATAAATAATTAATTGCAGTGCAACTAATCAGAGTCAACCAATAGCCAACCAATGTGACTATAGTCAACAGCTTCAATCTGCTCATGTGTTGTCTTCTTATCTTGTTAGTGTGTTGGTGTTATGAGTGATGAGTTACTACTTACTATATATAGAGTGTAACCCTTCATTCTATCTTATATGGGAACTTATCTATTATTTACTCAAAACTAAAAAAACAGACAAGCACTGAGGCAAGGCAAAATATAAAAAACCTAGAGCCGCCGCAATGTGTGACACATAACGGATATAATGTCCGTTTTTTTGTGGCTTTTTACTGCTTTTTTGACCGCTCACAGCGTACATTTTGACCCCTATGGGGAAAATCCGCCGCCGCTACTGCGGTATACCTATTCAAATTTTTGCAATAAATATTAGGGAGAAACGTTAAAAGCAGGAGATATTGGTTTATCTTTTAATGATTTCTCTAAATAGTCTGCTTCATCTAATCTTCTTGGTTTAAGTATAGGATTATCACCAAAGTTTCTTAAATTAGCCACCATAGCTGTCCAATCGCCCTCTGCGGCTTGTTTTATAAAGTCCATTTGACTACCATCTTTACGTGTAAAACTAACTCCATGGTTAAAACCCACAGAAGCTATCACAGTCTGTTGTGCTTCAGATAAATCTTTAAAATTTTTACCATTAGATACTTCAAAATATTTTTCAGCAATTTTATTTGCATACCATATTTTAGACTGTCTATCTATAAGATTAGCTTCTTCAGTAGTTATTTGTAAATCTTTAGCTTTATCTGACGCTTCTGACCCTTTAATTCCTGTAAATATAATAAGTTTATTAATTAGACCTTCTGGTAAACCCATTCTTTCTAATTGTTCTCTATTTTGCATTTTTAAATCAAAACCAGTAGCTATAGTTACACCTGAGTTTTCACTAGGCACATAACCATTAGTCCATTGACCGCCTTCTTTTTCAGAAATAAACTTCCAATTAATATTAAAATTCTTTTGTTCCATGTTATATAAATCTGTCCTTTTGTATTTCTCTTCCGATTGTGTTTTCCATAAACTGTTCAAGCTCTCTGTCCAATAACTCTTCTCTATGTTGATTGTAGGATAAGATTTGGTCTCTGTCCATACGCTCAACCCAAGCATTAGCGGCAATAGCCACAGCGTCAATCTGGTCATCATGTCTAAGAGCTCCTTTGTCCCTAGTCAATCTAGTCATTTGTCTAAACAACTGATGGTCTGGTTCTAATTTAAAGTCTTCTTTTATAAGTAAATCATCTACTACGAGCCTATGATTATTCATAATTGGCTCTAATGTATCAATTATACGTTTTTCTTTTTGTATATTGTGTCTTACTTCTTCTACTTCACATGGGTGTATCTTAGCCATTATAGGTTTTAATAGTGCAGTAGCCATACCGTCACCAAAGTTAGACTCTATAACAACATAATTAACATCATGTTTCTTAGCTATGTTAGACAATCTATACAAAGTGTCTTCTGAGTAACCACCATCTAACGAACCTACGGCTGTCAAATATAGCACTCCATGGAGCATTTTAAGCACCGCATACGCTGTTTTGTCTTCTCCACGACCTGAAGGGTCAATAGACATAATAGTGCCCTCAAATGGCGTAAATTCTTTAGACATAAACATAGGTGCTACATAATAATCACCTTTGAGTCCCACATTTGGTAACTCAGGGTCTATAGCTCTCATTTGTTCAGGAGAACTAGCCCACTGTATTTTAGCAGGAGCTTCTTTCCATGTAGAACAACCTGAAGCTATAATCAAATCATTTAATTTTAAAGGGTATCTATTAGAGTCAGACATTGTAGTATCTAACATAAACTGTAGGTTGAACCCACTACGTCCATAAGAACTAAGTCTTTCTAATAAGTCTACCTCATCAAACCTTTGTGGGTCTGTAGGTTTACCTTCTAAATCTTTTTCGTTTGCTATAATGTTTGCTAATTTATGTCCATATCCAATAGTTTGTTGTTTATCAGGATATAAAGCAGTCCATATTTTAGTCTTAAAACCTCTTTCTTCTAAACTATTATACAAAGACATCTCTGTCTGTGGTGTACCTAGAAATATAATACGTCCTACTTCTGGTTTTATAATAGCATCAAACTCTTTTACAGTCTCACTAAGTCTATCACGCATAAGTTGCGTCTGTGAGTTATTAGCTGACTCTACGTCATCAGCAATAATTAAATCTGCACGTGAACCTGTAAGTTGACCTGTAATACCCATAGACTTAACACTGGGAGCGTGTGACGCTCTAGCAGGTGCTACGTCAAAGCTAACCTTAGAACTTCTTTGGTTATCTTTAGGTACTAAATGTTTTAATATTGGCATCTCAGCGATTAGACGCTGTGTAAATGTACTGAAATCATCAGCCCTACTTTTAGATGCAGATACAACTAATATGTTACGTTGAGGATTTAATAGAAGTTGGTGACAGACAAATGCTGAAGTAATCCACGATTTACCTACACCTCTAAAGGCTTCTATAACTAATCTTTTTTCATTTGACTGTAAATAATCAGCTATATCGTACTGTATAGGTGTGGGGTCTGGTAAATTTAGATTTTTCCAACACAAATACAAAAAATTTTTAAAATTCTTAATTCTATTATCCATCTGTATCAAACGGCACGTCTTCTAAAATGTTATCAGG